CAATTGCTACTATCGATGACACCCTAAATATTCCAGATCACATCCATGATACATCTATTGATGGAAATGGTCTGATAGTTACAACTTTCATAGACGGAGGAAGCTTTAACAGTCCACAAGGAACTGGAACAGATGGTGGAACACCTTCCACTACTGTTTTCACAAATACAATTTCTGGTGGAATTGCAATAGATAATTTTAACTAATTATAATAAAAACTGTTATAATTAGACAAGAATCAATCGGGACAAACCCGCCCAAAGGAGAAAACTAACATGGCAACTAGAATGCAGCAAAGGCGAGGCACTGCACAGCAGTGGACAGACGCAAACCCAAGGCTAGCAGCTGGAGAAATCGGATTTGAAACCGATACTGGTAAGTTTAAGGTAGGAGACGATGTTAACTTTTGGGAAGATCTCGCCTACTTCGTAAATGCCGATGATCTTGAGGGCGAACTGGGTGCCTATGCAACCGAAGAGTTCGTTAACGACGCTGTTTCAGGTATTCTAGACGGAGCTCCAGGAGTTTTAGACACTCTAAACGAGCTTGCTGCAGCTCTTGGTGACGACCCAAGCTTTATTACAACAGTTCAGACAGATATTGGCCTCAAGGCAGACACTTCATATGTTACTGCCCTTATTGGAGATGCAACTGTAACTGGTGTTGGAGGAAACACTGTAACCAGTAGGATTGCATCAGCAGTTTCTGGATTAGTTGACTCTGCTCCAGCAACTCTAAATACTCTTAATGAGCTTGCAGAGGCTCTAGGAGATGACCCTAATTTCGCTACCACTGTTTCAACAAACATTGGCACAAAGGTAAGCAAGTCTGGCGACACAATGACTGGAGCCCTTACACTTGCAGCAGACCCAACAAACAACTTTCACGCAGCAACTAAGGGTTATGTAGACGGAGAGATTTCAACTGTTGCTGGAGATTTTGCATCTGCAGATGCAACTATATCAAACTCTTTAACTAACTTAAGCAACACCGTAGATGGCCTCACTGACACCGTTGATGACATAATTGCAGACGCTATCACTGATGCACAGAACCTTGCTACACTAGGTGGCAGCGTAGATGTTATTTCTGGCAACGTGGCAACGCTAACTACTGACCTTGGATCACTAACTACTGATGTAGGCACACTAACTACTGACTTAGGAGATGTCACATCAGACCTTGGAAACCTCACCACTGAAGTTGGAACTAAGTCTCCCACAGACTCTCCAACATTTACTGGAACAGTAGTTCTTCCTACAACCACATCAGTTGGAGACGTTTCTTCTGCTGAACTTGGACACCTTAATGGAGTTACATCTGCTATTCAGACACAGATTGATGCTAAGGCACCAACCGCTAACCCTACATTCACAGGAACTGTTTCTGGTGTTACTAAGGCAATGGTTGGTCTTGGAGACGTTGATAACACTGCAGACGAAGACAAGCCAATTTCATCTGCAGCTCAGGCTGCACTAGATTTGAAGGCTCCTTTAGAGTCTCCGACCTTTACTGGAACTGTTTCTGGGGTAACCAAGTCTCACGTAGGCCTTGGTAACGTAGACAATACTAATGATGCAGATAAGCCAGTTTCTACAGCTACTCAGACTGCTTTAGACGCTAAGGCAAGCCTTGCAGGAGCAACATTTACTGGTAACGTAGAAGTAGATGGAAACATGGTTGTTGATGGAAACCTTACAGTAAATGGTACCGAATTCATAGCATCTGCTACTAGCATTACAATCGAAGATAACTTGATTCAAATTGCTCACACAAACCCAGCAAATACTGTAGACTTAGGTGTTGTAGTTGCCTATAATGATGGAACAGCACAACACGCAGGTATCGTTCGTGATGTATCTGCAAACACCTGGAAACTATTTAAGGGTGTAGAGACAGAGCCAGCAACTACAGTTGCTTTTGGTGAAGGTTCTCTAGATGATCTAGAACTAAACAACGTTAAGGCAGCTGGAGTCGTATTTTCCGACGGTACTCAGACTAGAGTTGGTGTTCCATCACTTACTGAGTTTGTAGAAAAGACTGCAAGTTACACATTAGATGACCTAGATCTAAGAGACGGTATTGTAGAGATGAACTCATCTTCAGCAACTACCTTTACAATTCCAACAAATGCTACCTTGGCATGGCCAGTGGGAGCATCCATGGATATTCTTGGAACTGGTACTGGTGAGGTAACTATTGCTGGAGCTGATGGAGTTACTGTAAACTCAACACCAGGTCTTAAGCTTAGAACTCGCTGGTCTTCTGCAACAATTCTAAAACGTGCAGAAAACAGCTGGATTGCGTACGGCGATTTAAAAGCCTAGGGGACGAGAGTTCCCCTGCTCCATCAACACCACCGTTTTTCCCTCCGTTCTTCCCACCTAGCTTCCCATCTTTTAATCCAGGATGTGTTCCTAACTATGGAGATGACTGCTTCCCAGGCCCAGGACGAGTAGGACAAATCGGATGTGATGGTTCTTGCGTTGAGGCACCACCAGCCACACCACCGTTCTTCCCACCGTTTTTCCCACCATCCTTCCCTAGCTTTCCGTTCTTCCCAAGCTTTAGTCCAGGATGCTCCCCGCCATGTGGCCCTGGAGGATTCTGTCTTGGCGGAAACTGTGCATACTAAGTATGATAAACTATGTTGATAACTTTTAAAAAGAAAAGAAAAGAGGAAGAATGGAAAATATAGGAGATAGGCAATACGGACTTTCAATTGAAGGAGATATTTTCTATACTTTTTTAATACCAGGTGAAATAACAAGTCTATCTGAAAGATTTTTTGAAGGTTTTAAAGGAAGCGTTGATGTTTTAGACGTAACTGATAATTTGCCAATCGGTATAGGCTGGGAGTTAAACAATGGTAACTTTATCGATGATGAATCAGGTCTAACAGTTGTTGATAGCATAAGTCCAGACCAAAGGCTATATGCTTTTTTAGCAAACAATAAGGTTTTTGGGATGATAGACCCACGATTAACTAACGACCAAAAAGAGATGTTTTCTGCTGCCTTTGCTACAGGAGGGGTTGTTGGCGTTAACGTCACATAACCACAAAGATTTAAAAACATTATAAAAATGCCTTATAATTAGATAAGGTTTGAATACCGATTAAAAGAAGGGTTTTATTAAATGGCAAAAAAAGAAGCTGGCGGACGGTCATCATCTCAAAACGATTTTTTAGAGCCATTAGCCCCAGTTAACGTTTCAGCTTCTAATGTTGGAACCAATAGACCATTTAATGATGGAGCAGCACAAGTAAGCTTTGGCTTGCCAGCTAACTCTCCAGAAGCCACCTCTTATGAAGTAACTGCAACAGCCGCTGGACAAACAACTAGAACTGCTACTGGCTCATCTAGCCCAATTACAGTTACAGGTCTTGCTTCTGCAGTTGAGTACACAATTTCTGTTACTGCGACAAACGCTGCAGGAACTTCAGCATCCTCAGCTACAGCTACAGTAACTGCAACTACTGTTCCAGCTACACCAGCTGCACCAACCGCAAGCCCATTGGTCAACCAAGACTCAGTTAGTTGGGTTGCTCCAGCTACTGGAGGTAGCACAATTACTCTTTACTACTGGGAGAGTAATGACAATAAGAGTGGAAACACTGCTAGTACATCTGTAACAGTTAATCAAGAAGGATCCACTACTCAAAAGTATCGTGTTCGTGCAGAGAACGCAAATGGCCTAGGAGAGTGGTCTCCATATTCTGGTGATGTCACTACTACCCCGCCATTCTTTCCACCATTCTTCCCACCGTTCTTCCCATACTTCCCGTTCTTCCCGTTCTTTCCACCGTTCTTCCCACCGTTCTTCCCGTTCTTCCCGTTCTTCCCACCTAGGTTCCCGTTCTTCCCACCGTTCTTCCCGTTCTTCCCACCTAGGTTCGTAGGCGGTTGCCCACCACGTTGCTAAGTCTTTAGGATTTAGGGTTTTACCTTAAACATTATAGACAAGACGTAGGTTTTAAACTCAAGGACTTTGTGCTATAATTATGTCATGGAGACAAATTCAGGACATAACGACTGGTTGACAAAAGATCGATCAGAAACCGACGAAAACAGAATGCCAGAACGAAGCACTCATCATGGTATACTTGTTTCAAATCCCGCATTAGGGATTAATGTATACAATAACGGTATTTCTGCGGAAAGCTGTAAAAAAGCTATACATACTTTAGAGTCAAGGCTAACGAACAGCTCTAGTCCAACCTATAAGTGGCATGGAGCAATGGTTACTGAGTCAGACTCTGTAATGTCAGATGCCAGGGATTGCGTAGACTTTAAGATTAGCAGCAGTGCCTATGGCCCAAGGGATGCTGAAAACTCAGAGCTATACGATATGCATCAGGATATTTTTGATGCAATTCACCCAAACGTTCAAGACTACGGTCGCTACTGGGGTGTTGGAATTTCGTACTACGAAGCTTTTAATTTTGTAAAATATGAAGGGGCTGGAAAGCACTTTAATATCCATGCTGATCATGGACCAGCATACGTAACTACTGTTTCTGTAGTCGCATATCTTAATGATGATTATGAAGGTGGAGAGCTATATTTCCCACGGTTTAATTTAACGATTAAACCAAAGCAGGGAGATGTTCTTGTTTTCCCATCTACCTATATTTATGAACACGCTTCTTTGCCAATGAAGAGTGGAACAAAGTACTCAGTTGTGGTTATGACAGACTACAATGATAGAGGTGGACTTCGCTTCTTCCCATATAGGCAAGAAGATTCTCAAAAACTAACATACTGATTGGAAAAAAATGGAAAATAAAGAAGATATGGATGAAGTAAGTAAAAGACTTCAGAATTACTATCATATACCAGAGCAAACTTGGTCTTCGGTAGAAGAGCTATCCCCTGGAATATTTGTATATCACGATGTTCTTCCTACAGATATGAATATTGTTGAAAGATTAGAAGATGTTTTAAACGATAAGTCAAATTACTATAACTATATGGAAGCCATGGTTGGTTATGGAATGAAGATTCCAGAATATAGAGATTGCTATGACTTTAAATACAAAAAGACTGACATAATGCATGACCAGTCTGAATCATCAAAAAAGCTTCAGGATTTGTGGCAAGAGCTTTATGATAGAAAAGTTGCAGCAGTAAAAGATTACTCAAGACGCTTTAACGTTGGAGAATTGAGATACTGGGAAGCAATGAATTTTGTTAAGTATGGACCAGGACAGCACTTCCAGGAGCATTCTGACAATGGCTATTCATATAATTGCGTAGTTTCTTTGGTGGCTTATCCAAACGATGACTATTTGGGTGGAGAGCTAGAGTTTAGATTACAAGGCTTAAAGGTTAAGCCAAGGGCTGGAGATCTTTTCGTATTCCCATCTAACTTTATGTATCCTCATAAATCTTTGCCAGTTGAGTCTGGCACAAAGCACTCAATTGTTACAATGCTGGATTACTCAGACAAATACCACAGCCCAGAGTTTTATAAAGAAACTGGCAGTTAATGAAAAAGGTATTAGCTTATACCTCTGAGAATTCAGCATCTGTTGACCAGCTGCCGATGCATCGTGACTGGATGGATATAACTTTTGATAGGCATGCCTACCAATGTTTTCCGATATCACTGTCTAATCGTCTTGGCTGGGGAATTTCTTATCCAGAAGATATTACTTTTATTTGGGATGGTGTCAATGACTCAACTCCAGATCACGTAAAAATTCTGTCTGGCCATAAATATGCTCGCTCGAATCGTGGCAATTGTACAGTTAGCTTTAATACTGGTATTACTTTTATAGGCGAAAATAATGAAAATCTGACGCTTCTTACAATGCCAGTTCCTAACCAGTTTATTCGGGGAGCCCAGTGCATGACCACGCTAATAAGCACATCGGTGCTGCAAGGGGAACTTCCAATGGCTTGGATGATAACAGAGCCTAACGTTGAGATAACAATTCCAGCTAACACTCCTGTTGCAGCTGTATTGCCAATATCTTTGTCTCAAATTCAAGATCATGATTTGGAGGTTATTCTTGGTGTTCCAGAGTTCCAAACGGATCCAGCTTGGCAAGAAAATGCTGCACAACGAGGCGAGGCTGCACAAGCTATGAACTCTAAGGGGGAGTGGACTCATTTTTATCGAGATGCTGTAGATCATAATAAGTGCCCTGTAGGAAACCACGAAGCCAAGAAAATTATAATGAAAGTAAAAAAATAATGCCAACAATTAAGTTTGTATCAAATCGTGGATGGCTTTCTGAAGACGACTTATCTGCCCCAAAACCAACATCAAAGAGTCTTCCAGACTGGTATATTTCAGCAGATAGATTTTATAAAAATCCACACGGAGAAAACTATGTTGGCCCAGATGGGGGAAAGGTTCCAACTTGGAAAGCTTGCCCAGCAATTTATGATATTCTGACAACTGGATATGTATATAAAACACCATGCGATATAGAGTTTTTTATTGATAAAGACAATAAAATTTCTGCAAAAGTGTTAGACCCTAAATACTTAGATTTTATTCAGTACAGAGATAAAATGCCTCAGTTTGAGGGGCCTCTGGGGTACCACGAAAAGCATTTTGCTTGGTTTCCAGATTGGGCAGTAGAAGTTCCAGAAGGGTATAGTGTTTTATATTCACAACCATACGATAGGTATGATCTTCCATTTCTAACAACTAGCGGTATAATAGATAATGATAAGGTTAATTTACCAGGAACTATGCCATTTTTTATTAGTAAAGAATGGACTGGAATTTTGCCAGCTGGAACCCCATACGCTCAAATGATGCCTTTTAAAAGAGAAGACTGGACATCTGAATATGTAAAGGAGTCTGGGCGATCCATTATGAAAAAGAACATGGAAAACTCTCAAAAATACAGAGTTCCAAATGGTGGTGTATACTTAAGAGATGTATGGGAAAAAAGAAAATATGAATAGGAGAAGTGCTTAAATGGATGACTTGACTAATAAAAATATAACAGATGTGGTTTCAATAACTCCGTCTGGATTCTTTGGGGATTCTCCAGACAATATTGTTACGCTAGAAAACTTTATGACGGACTATGAACTCTCGTATCTAAATAACTTTATTAGAAATAACGAAAGCTGGGATGTAACAGAAACTCACTATAATGAAAATGGTACAGTAATTTATGACTCAGGCTACTGGGCTAATCGTGTTGCTACGAACCCAACTATAGAAAAGGTTGATCCAGAGGTGCCAATAATCATTCAAGGAATGGTTCAAAGGCTAAAGATTGAAGTTGATAAATTCTTTAATGTTGATGCATCCCCAACAAGTCCAGCCATGGTGCGTTGGCTTCCTGGTCAACTTCAAATGCCACACGCCGACAAAGAGCTACACGAGGGACCTGATGCAGGGAAACCAAATGATTTTCCGCATTACGATATAGCTGGACTTTTCTATATTAACGACGACTACGAAGGCGGAGAGTTGTATTTTCCAAAACAAGGAATTCGGTTTAAGCCTAAGCGAGGGGCAGCATACTTTTTTCCAGGAGATATGAACTATATTCATGGGGTATCAGAAATAGTTTCTGGGATAAGATATACCGTACCATTTTTCTGGACTATCTTATCTCACAAAACAGATAATAAAGATACGCTATAACAAAATATAAAAGTATGACAGATAAAATAAAAAAACAAAGTCTATCTGCAGCTATATACAAAGATGATGCTAACCTACACGGAACAGATGGCATAGAGCAAAACAAGATAGTAGAAATCTTTAATTTTTTAGATAAAACTTCTTGTGAAAGTCTTATTGGCTATATTGAAAGCAAGCCAGAAGGCTGGGGACACGTAGGGTCTTATGCATATAGAGCTGGATATTTTCCAAATCCAGACAAAGATTTTCTCGCTTTCAATCTTCCAGAAAATTTTTGTGAAGTGCTTGTTAAAAATATAAAAGAGGTAGTGGAAAAGTATTTTTTAAAAAGTGTTTCTTTAAACACTATCCATGCCCATAAGCTTGGCGTTGGAGCTGTGGGTCATTTTCACTCAGATAATACGAATGAAGATGGAAGCCCCAGCCATTTTGATATAAATAAGTATGCTGCAATTATCTACCTAAACGAAGCTTATTCTGGTGGGGAAATCCTGTTTCCAGAACATATGCTAGAGATAAAGCCACAAATTGGATCTTTATTGGTTTTTCCAGGCGGAAAGGAGAATATCCATGGGGTAAGAGAAGTTATATCTGGAAATAGGTATTCTTTAATTTCGTTTTGGGATTTTTCTGATTCGAAATACTCTGAAGAAACCGAGCAGTGGAGGGCGGGGCAGATGGAAGAGTGGTCTAGTTCCTGGCTTATAAAATGGGAAAAAGACTGGGAATCTAAATGGAAAACCTGGAATTTTATCTGATTCTTCTAATTGAGAATATCTGATATAATATATTTAGAAAGAGAGCTTTAAAATGAATTTATCTAATAAACAAAGATTAACGGACGACATCGTGGTCTATGAAAATTTTCTAACCCCAGAAGAGTCTTCAAAGGTTATAGAGGTTCTGGATAAGGTTGCCTCAAACGGAACTCTTACCTGGATGCCAATTTCTTTTTATGAGTCATACTCTTCTACCCTTCCAAAAGAGGGTGATCCAGAAATAGTAGAGGCTGGACTACCATCTGATATTTTTGCACAAATAAAAGCTAAAATTGTCGAGGCAGTAGCTTCTGTTCATGACTTAGATCCAAAAACAATAGTTGAGATAGGCTACCACACACAAAAGTGGGAGCCAGGAGCATTTGCAAGAGTTCACTCTGACAACACAGATGAGCATGGCAACTCTGGACCATTTGCAAGAAGTCGCTATGCAGCATTTCTTTACTTAAATGATGACTTCTCTGGAGGAATTTTAAAGTTCCCAAAACAAGACCTAGAAATAGCCCCAAAGGTTGGAATGCTGGCGGCATTTGATGGTGGGTTTAATAATATGCATGAAGTAACTCTAATAGAGTCTGGGGTTAGATATACTATCGGATCCTTCTGGGATGACCGTACAGAAGATGCCTATCCTCAGGAAGTAAGAGATGCTTGGGCAGAAGAAATGAAGAAAATTAGAGAAGCCCAAGAAGTAGAGCGTAAAGAGTGGCAAGACTTGCTTAAAGACGGTTATAAGTTAGATATGGACGGTAATCCATACAAGCTAGAGGATGGCTTAAATGATTGAAAAGCTAAAAGATCTTCTTAAAGAGAATGACCTTAATTTTGAAAACATCACAGACGAACTAATCTCTGTTGACAATTTTTTAACAGACGATGAACTAGAGTTTATTTGGAATAAGATTGGTGCAGCAAGCCAGAAAGACTGGGAAGTCGAATACATGTCAAACTTAAAGCATTTTTGTATTGAAAAGTTTGGAAGAGATGACGTTGACAACCTGGTTGCCGAAGGTAAATTTGAAATTACACAAAACTGGGTAGATAAAAATCTAAATATTGGAGATAGCACAGAATACCGTATTCTTCACGACAGACTTAATTCTTTGGTTAAGGAAGCAGATCCAGAGTTGGTTCTAAGTGGTTTTGCCACTATCCAAAGAATGCAGCCTGGCGTGGAGCTGAAGCCTCATACAGACCAGCACACGGATCCGTCTATAAAATATGCTGCCATTTTGTACATTAATGATGACTACAAAGACGGAGAGCTTGTTTTTAAAAATTTGGATCTACAAATAAGGCCTAAGCCAAAAACTTTATTAATTTTCCCAGGCAATGAAAAATACGAGCATGGAGTAGAGACTGTTTCTGATGGTCCAATTAGATATGTTTTGGTTGGTTTTATAAAAGAAGCTGGTCATTACGAGAGGAATAGGTATTAATATGGAAAAGCGTATACTAAATGAGATGGTCTATTATTATGAAGATGCCATCGAAAATTTTGGCGAAGTAATGAAAACCATTGCCGAGTTAACTGAAATGAATGCCTTAGAAGATGGCAAGCTTTGGGATAAGTGGACAGCTTCAGACGACAAAGACTTTATCTATGGACAGACTCAGGCTTTTGATCTTAACCAGATTAACAATATGGAAGAGCCATACAGAAGCAAGATGGAATACGTATATATTAATATAATGCAAGCCTTTTATAATGTTTGCAAGGATTATGCAGAAGCAATCGGAGACCCTGATGAACCAAGACTTTTCCCAGTATTCAATATTAAAAAGTATGACACTGGAGCCTCTATGGGTGCTCACTATGACCAGCTTGATGGAGACAAAACACTAAGATATTCTCTAGTTATGTACCTGAACGAGGTTCCTGAGGGTGGAGAGATTTCTTTTAAGTTGTCAGACTATGAAGATCACAACCAGGTGGTTAGCCCAGACTTAGACTATGACGTTGCCCTGGCAAACAATCAAATAGATTTTGGGGTAAAGCCAAGTGCTGGAAGTGTTATCATATTCCCATCATCAGCTCCTTATTATCACATCGCACATACAGTAAAATCTGGATTTAAGTATATGGTGCCAAGTCACTGGATCCACAATGATATGGATATGAAAAAAGGATCGTGTAGTGCATGACTTTGAAATTCAAAAGATAAATGAGAGCGTTTGGGTCTTTAAAAATGCTATTAAGAATAGCGAAGATTTTGTAGAGCATTTTGAAAAAAATAAAGAGTGGAAAGATTGGTTTACTTTTGGAAAAGTAGCAGAAGGTCCCAATCTTGCAAGACTAACCTTTGAAACATTCCCAGACCCTAAAGCTTGGGAAGAAGCAAAAAGAAGCAGATTTATTCAAAATGAGATGACTCAAGATCAGATAGATGCCCTGTCTCGTGAAATTCAAATAGATGATTTGTTCTACTATACTACAAAGCTTTATGTAGAGTCTAATAATATTGTGCTAGATAACTGGATTTCGGATGGATGGAATATCGCTAAGTATATTCCAAACCCAGAAGATCATCCAGATTACGCAATGATGCATCACACAGACTATCAAAGAGAGTTTGCCTATCAGCCAGATTTAAAGTTTGGTGTAACTGCTGTTTTTTATCTAAATGATAACTATGATGGCGGAGAGGTTATGTTTAGATTCCTTGATGAAAATGATAGATCAGTCATAAAAGAAGACTACGTCTACAAGCCACAAAGAGGCGACATTGTGGTTTTTCCATCTGGACCACCTCATTACCACGGAGTAAAAGCAATAACTAGTGGACAGAAGTATATAATTAGAACCTACTGGAGATATGAGTATCCTGGTCATCCTCTTTGGCTAAAGCTTCAAGAAAAATACGGGGAAGACCTCTGGCGTGAGTTAGAAGAAAAAAGACGTAAGTTTAACAGAAGCAACGAAGGTGTAACAATAGTTAACAATATACCATTTTGGCTTGAGTTTGAAGAATATTATAAAAAAGAGATTGAGTTATTAGACCTATGAAAACAGCAATAGTTACTGGTGCTAGCAAGGGCGTAGGCTATGCTACAGTAAAACTGCTGTCTGAAAATGGTTACAGGGTTATTGCGGTATCACGAAATCTGTCTAAAGTCTCAGAGCTAAAGTCAGAGAATGTCGAGACATACAGGCTAGACATTACCCAGCCAAAAGAGATTGAGCTGTTCTTTCAAAAATATGGGCACTTAGCCATAGACCTTCTTGTTAATAATGCAGGCGGCGGAGCTAGTCCAACAAATATTATTAATGAAACAATGGACAATTTTAGAACTGCATATGAGATAAACGTTTCTGGACCAATGTACCTTTCACAGCTTTTTGTGCCAGCCCTTAAAAAATCAGAATCCCCTACCATAATTTTTGTAACGTCCCTATCTGGAAAGATTCCTTTTCGTGGTGGAGGAAACTATAGCAATGCTAAGAGGGGCGAAATGGCATTAGTAGATACTATGAGAATGGAATTCCCAGAATACGGAATTAAGGTAACAGAAATTTGTCCAGGAACCATAGACACTCAAGAAGAAAGCAAGCCATATTCTTTGACCGCAGAAGATATGGCAGAAGCTATTCGCTGGGTAGGCTCTTTGCCAAAACACTTTAACGTTAATCATCTAGAGGTTAGCAATATCTTTAATAGTAAGTTTATGTGATATTATGAAAATTACAAAATTACACGAAGACGTTTACGAAATTAATGATTTTCTTACCACTGAAGAACTTAATGAAGTTTATAAAATAATCAATAGCCTTAAAGAAGAAGATTGGTTTTCTGAAGAAACAGTCAAGGATAAAGATTTTGCAAGTTTTTGGGATGGAAAAAATATACAGTTTCAGTTTGACACCGTATTTGATACAATAAGCGATAAGATGAAAAACCTGTTTGAATCTTATTCTAATTACCCAGGAAAAGTGCTCTTGCAAAGATACAAAAAGGGCGATTTTATTCAAGCACATACTGATCAGTGGAATCCAGATTTGCCATATTACATTGGATACGGACTTTGCTTATATTATAATGACAACTATGACGGAGGAGAGCTAGAGTATCCAGAGATAGGGCTTAAGGTTAAGCCAAAGGAAAATTCACTATATATCCATGGTGGGCATGTTATGCATGGATCAACACCAGTATTGAGTGATGAAACAAGATACTTTTCGACTGCCTTTGTTCGTGGGACAGATGAGCAGCCAACAAGACTAAAGAAAGAGATATTTAAATGACACATGAAATGACTAACGAAGAGGCCTTTATCCTTGACATCTTAAAAAAGAAAAAGGGTGGATACTATGTTGAGCTAGGAGCTGCACACTACAGCAATGGCAATAACACATATTTGCTAGAACAAGAGTATGACTGGAAAGGCGTTTCTTTTGAAATTGTCGAGTCAATGAGAGAAGAGTTTAATCTAAATAGAAAAAACCCATGCATGGGGGATGCTCTATCTTTTGATTACATCAAGTATTTTGAAGAAAATAATTTTCCCAAGCAGATAGACTTTCTTCAGCTGGATATTGATGCAGGGTATGATTTTGCTGGCAGACCAGTAGGAAACAGTCACTGGACATTGCAAGGCCTCATAGCAGTGCCACTAAATACTTACAGATTTACTGTTATAACGTTTGAGCATGATGCAAATATGTATTGGAGAAACGCCTCTATTAGAGATGCACAAAGAGAGATTTTAGATTCTTTGGGCTATTCGTTGGTTCGTAGATCTATTCACGAAGACTGGTGGGTAGACCCAAACATTATGGGTCTTGGAGAATACAGAGACTTTTTGCGTTGGGATACTCTCTAGAAATAAAAAGCTTTAAGTTTTTTCCCACATTCGAATGTCGGTAATGGTCATTCTAATTTTATCAGCGGTATCTTCATCTGGAGCCTCAATACTAAGAGTAGCATTAAACAGCTCTACATCAAAAGATATAGTTTGTCCATTTTCTTTATAAAACTCTAAAGCAAAATCTGGTGTAGCCTTATATTCAAACTTCACTAGTCTTCTTCTTTGATGATACCCTGTGCAAGAAGAAAATCGTAAATTTCTCCCTGAATTGTGTAAAGCTGTGGTCTAACTTGCTCAATCATTTCTTTGATCTGGTCTTCTGGTAACCCAGAGCCCTCAATTGCTAATAGGTTAAAGTCTTCTGCAATCTCAACCATTTGTGCAACTACTTCGTTTTTACTCATCATATTTTCCTATTCTCTAGATGATTTATTTAGAATATTATAGCATAGGTGGTTATTTTTGTAAATGAATGTAGTCTAGGTGCTCGCCCATAGGCTGTCCCGCTTTATATTGTAGGTAAGTCCTAACACGGTCTGCACGTCCATAGAACAGGATTAGGGCATATCTTTCTCCTGAGGTTACTTCTGCAACTCCATGTGGGTGATCAATGTCTCCTACAAAAAAAATCATTTGTCCAGCTTTAGGGCTAATGGTTAAGTCTTGATTTGGAAAAGCTATCTGTCCACCAGTATATTCAACACCACAGGTATTCAGATAAACTAACGCAGAAAATTCAAGGTCATCAAGCAAGGTATTTCCATCGTCCCATGGGCTTCCATCCAGCTGTACAGAGTCGCAGTGAAGTCCACGGTTTTCTCCGCCTTTGGATATTAGTGCCATCATTGGGTTTATTGGGGCAACATCTACTCCATAAAACTTGGAGATTTCGTTTCCAACACGGTTTATTGTTTCTGTAAAAAGAGCTAACCCAGGGGCAGATGATTCTTCCTCCAGAATTGGCCTACCATCAAAAATACTCTTCAAGACACCCATATAGTCCTTAAAACGAGTTTCAGCCATACCAAATCTGTCACTGGGCACTAAATGCGGGGATAGATCACGAATAATCGTCTTAGCATCATCATCTGAAATAAAATTGTCTATGATTTGAACTGACATAAAAATCTCCT